TGCGGGATGCAGTCGGTCTTAGCCGGTCAAGCGCAAAGCGCCTTGCACCTGTAGTCTGGGATTCTCTGCGGGATGCAGACCAGCCAGAGACGCAACCGGAACTCGTAGTCGAGGCGAAAGCCCATGATAATGAGCGAGCTGAACTCTTAGCCCGCTTGGAGTTGTTGACACAACTATGACAATCGAACAAATGCAGGCTAAGCGCGAGACGCTTTTGGCTACTGCTCGTGAACTCGCATCCGGTGATGGTGACATCGCACAGGTCAAGTCCATTATGGCAGAATCTAACAGCATCCAAGAGCGTATCGAGACCATCAAGGCGCTTGGACAAGGACACCCTGTGGCTACTGAAGTTGCAGTAGAACAGCCTTGGAAGTCCGGCGGTATCGGGCGTAACCCGCTTTCCGGTACTCGTGATGAAGCCAACTGGAAGGCTTACGCTTGGGGTCAGTGGGGACGCTCTATCATGGGCAACCGCAAGGCCGCTGAGTGGTGCAAGAACAACCTCAAGGCACAGAGTGAAGGCACGACTACCGCTGGTGGTTATACCGTACCGGATCCGCTGAGTTCTGAGCTTATCTACCTCCGTGAGCAGTTCGGTGTTGCACGTCAAAACTGCCGCATCTACCCGATGTCCAGCGACGTTCTCAACGTTCCAAACGCAACGGCATCGACCACTGTGTACTACCCTGGTGAAAATACCGCAATCACTGCAAGCGACCTGACATTTGCACAGGTCAACCTTGTAGCCAAGAAGCCATCGGTTCTTACTCAGGTATCCAAGGAACTGGCAGAGGATAGCATCATCGACTTTGGCGCAACTCTTGCCCGTGACATGGCTTATGTCTTAGCTAAGGAAGAAGACCGCGTTGTTTTCAACAATGCAGTCGATAGCACCTCTGGTCTCGATGGCATCCTTTATGCTATCTACAGCAGCAACGCCACAAAGGCTAACATTGCTTCGCTTCAGGTGTTCACGACTGGCCAGACAATCACGTACAGCCCGACACTTGCCAACCTTAAGGGCATGGTCGCAAAGCTCCCGACATACGCCGCAAATGCAAAGTGGTTTATGCACCGCGAGATTTGGTACAACGCGATTGCACCTCTGCTTGATGCACTTGGTGGGAACTCGATCATGGACATCCAAAATGCCTATGGCCCTACGCCTATGCTTTATGGCTACCCAGTGGTCTTTGTCCAGAATATGCAGAAAACCTTGGCAGCATCCACGCCTTACATCTTGCTTGGTGACCTGAGCATGGGTACCGCTTTCGGTGACCGCCGAACCGTTACGATTGAGGTTTCGGATCAGCGTTACTTTGTTGAGGATGCGCTTGCATTCAAGGCAACCGAGCGATTCGCTTTCAAGGCGTTTGACATCGGTAACGTTGATGCAACTGCAGCCAACCGCGTACCGGGTTCGCTTATCGTCGGAGCATCCGCAGCTACATAAGCCTAGCGGTTCAGAGCCTAAGACCCTCGGCAGACGTGCCGGGGGTTTTTCTTTATGTGGGATACTTAGGGCATGATGACCAGAGCCGAGGCCATAGCACAGGTAAGCCTTTTTGTGTCTGCCCAGTCCTACCCGCAGATGTCTACCACGGACATCGGTTCCATCTTGGATTCTTTCTCCCGCTTCACCACTTGGGCAGCGGCAACCACTTACGCTGTCGGTGACCGGGTAGTCCCTACAACGCCCAACGGGCGGGTCTACGAGGCACGAGTAGCCGGTACCTCAGGTGCTACACAACCTGACTTCCCGGTCTACAGCCCGTACCAAGTCAAGGGCTTTACCTTGGAAGATGGCACCGGTGACCCCACCCTGATGTGGGTAGACCAAGGCCCGATCAACGTAGAAAGATACGATGTCCGCACGGCAACCCGCCAAGCATGGCTAATCAAAGCATCACGTGTAGCGGCAGACATCGATGCTAAGGAAGGCACCTCCGATGTGAAGCTTTCCCAGTTGATGCAGAACTGCCTAACGATGGCCGACAAGTTTAGACCGGTGGTGTTCGCATGAGCCCACTTCTCCGCTCAACCATTCAAGCCGGCATGGTACGCAACCTCTGCCAAGACCGTGTAGAAATACACCGCTTCACCTTGACCGAAGATGGCAGGGGTGGTGTTACTGAGACATGGCGCAAGGTTGCCGAGTACAACGCCAGGCTAACCAACCAATCAGACACAGAGAGCATTGTAGGTGGCTCGATTGCATCATCTGCCCAGTGGACGCTTATCATCGCTGTAGGGGCTGATGTGATGCCACAGGATAGGGTCTACCGGGTAGGCGATGAGTCTAAGTATTACGATGTTGTCGGATCAGACTTTGGGCAAACAGAGCTAGTAGTACAGCACTGCGGACTAGTGGAGCGGACATCATGAGCGCATCAGAATGGACGGCTATAGGTATCTTTGTGGCGGGCTTGGTTGTTAGCCTACTGGTCTACATCGTGCAGTTTCTCCACAAGATGGATAAGCGCAACGAGGTTGACAGCATCACGATCAAAGACCACGGGCATAGGCTCGGTAAGGTTGAGACCGACACCGGCGAGCTGAAAACAAGGGTTACACACTTGGAGGCTAAGCAATGAGTAGCATAAGTATTCCTAGATTATTGGTGGTTGTCTTGATCGCATTCGTCGCGAGCTTTAGCACGGTCTTCGGCGATGGCATCCGCACATCAGAAGCGAAGGACATAGCCGAGCTTGGCGCAGTGATGGCGGTATACGGCGGCAAGGCTGTAGCGGCTGGTGTCACAGCTGCGATGAGTGCTGCGCTGGCGTTCCTCACGATGCCGTTTAAGGGTGTGCAGGCGAACTCGTTAAAGGTGGGCAAATGAACCTAGACAACATTGTTATTACGCCACTCGTGACGAATCCAGCAGACTACAACATCAAGGCAGACATCCTAAACGATGACTTTGTAAAGGTCGCAGACTTTGGTGTGGATGGCATCGATATGTTTACGTGGTGGGTACAGCAGGACGATGTTTTTCGGTTGTCTATTGTCAATCAGTTCATCGTTGTAATGGCTCAAGAAATCATAACTGGGCAGGCTGAATAATGGCTACTTACTACGTTAGAGTTGATGGCAATGATGCTAACACCGGATTAGGTTCGTCTACTGCTCAAGCGTGGCAGACAATATCCAAAGCACTTGGAGCCACAGGTATAGGTTCAGGTGACACGCTATACATTGCACCGGGGACATACCGACAAGGTAGTGCTGTTACTGTGGGTGGTACTTACTCGGCAATGACGTATGTGTACGGCGACCCAACAGGAGCGCAGTTTAGTGGTGTCCCTGCTGGATTGGTTCGTATTACGACATTTACGCCATCTGATACATCCGCAATAAGCAGTGTAGATGCAATATCTGCAACGTCTAAATCAAACCTGACATTTGCTAATCTACTTGTGGAAACCGGTACGGGTATTGGTTTATTTTTAAATGGTGGTGACAATATTGTTGTCCAAGATTGTGTCTTCACAATGCAACGCGGTTCGGCAGGGCAAGCAGGTGTCTATTACACAAATGGCGCAAACACAACTGGGGTTACAGTACAACGGTGTCAGTTCTTTGGTGGTCATACAAGCATAGTCATTAACCCTACTTCGACAACAGGTCAGACATTTAAAGCGTTTGCTTATGACAATATATGCGATGCATATTCAACATACGGTATCTGCCTGGCGAATCCCGGGATTATTTTTACCCAAAAGTTTGGTTTAGGGTGCGTTGTCTCGAACAACATAATGATAGGTGGCACCATTGGATTTGTAACAGCAATGAATAACACGGCCTCCGTAATTGTTAAAAATAATGCAGTCATAAATGCTACGACGGGAATGAACTCAACTTGGAGTAGTGCTGCTGTCGTTGCGTCAAACAACCTTGTTTTGTCTTGTGCTACTAACTATTCAGGTATGGCAAGCACTGGCGGCAGAACTGCTGGTGTATACGGATTCGACATTGGCGAACAGTTCAAGTTTGGACTAGCAACGCTGATGCGTTTCACAAACTGGCTGGCATCGCCAAACCTCGCCGCAGGTAGCACTAGTGATGCACCAGCGACAGACCATTACAACGTGACGTGGTACAGCACAACGCAGGATATCGGTTCTGTAACATACCGAAACGTACAGAGCATCCTGCCGACCTATGCACCAACAGAGCGCAACGCATCAACCATAACAATCGCTCCCGGCTCAACCTCCCAATCCATCGAACTGTACCTAGGTGCAACTGGGCTAACAGCCTCCTCATCTGGTCTGTTAGCCCGGTACAACCGCACACGCACAGCAAGCGTAGACATCCCGCTGGTAGCCCGTACAATCGCTCAGGCGTGGACTTCAGGCGGCTTTGCGGAGGTAGACGCTACCAATATGCCGGGGGTCTACAGACTAGACTTGCCCGATGCTGCACTGGCTGCTGGTGCTGATGATGTTACGATCGTGGTGCGTGGTGCATCTGGTACTAACGGTGCGGTAATGACTGTCAAACTGTCTAGTGGTGGTCTGACAGCGGCACAGACGGCGGCGGCTGTCTGGGATGAAGCCCGATCAAGCCATGTCACTGCTGGCACCTTTGGGCAGTACGTCAATGCCGAGCTCGTGACCCCAGTAACATCTGCCGCTCTGGTACGCATGGGGCCTTACGAAGTAAAGGCAGACGGGCTTGGAGCAAGTGACCCGCTAGACATCCAGAAGGGCGCACAGCACGGCGTAGACATCCAGTGTGTGGATGCCTTTGGAAGCGGGATAGATATCACCTCAGCAACTGTAACGGCTAAGGTCTACAACTCCGGTGCAACGCTGGTAGACACGTACGCTTGTACGGCAACTTATGCAGCTGATGGACGGGCAACGTTTACGATCGATACCACGGTAACGGACACCCCTGGAACCTACACGGCAACGATTACAAGGACAACCGGAGCAAGTGATACACAGGTCTTCGGCCCACTCCGCATCTATGTAAGGGACATCTGATGAGCATTCTAAGCAGTCTCGCGAAAAAGTTTCTACGCATCCCGGAGGTTAAGATTCCATTCGGTGAGGTGTTGCTACTCAATCAGATCAAGGACACCCTGCACTACCTGAGCGCAACCGACCTTGATATGTTGGCTATTGCCATCAAGAACGAAAGGGCATCCCGTGGCACTAATCTTTGACTTGACCGAAGACCCTCAGCAGGTCGTACAAGCGTCAGCGTGGGTAGGTGATTGGCACTCCTACGTGGTGCGCTTAGTTGATGAGCTCGGCAGCCCGGTTGACATCACGACCGGGACGCTCGGCATTACTTACACCGATATCGCTACCGGGTCGGCGTACACTTTTGCGGCTGGGTCGGTGGTGCTGACAAAGCAGTACAGCGCACAAGGTATCCTGAGCATCCTAAACCCCGCGGCATACGGCACGGCGGCAATGATTCGTATAACCGTATCTTTCACGGTATCAACAACGGTACGACGGTTCGGGCCTTTAGAGATTGAGGTTCTTGCTCCATGAGTGTAACCGTAAGCCTGAAGACCACGGGTATAGACCAGTACAAGCGCAACCTGACAAAGATAAATAAGATTGTGGGTAAAGCTGCGGCAGATGTCGAAGGCACCGCAAAGAGGAGCATCAAGACATCCAGCGGTAAGTACCGCGAGTATGACAAGGGGCACTGGTCAAGTCCGCCAGGCTCACCGCCAAACTCCGACACCGGCAATCTAGCGAACAGCATCATGCACCGTATGCTTACGGCAAACAGTGCCGAAGTATCAGCGATGGCAAAGTATGCCGTACCTCTGGAGTTCGGTTGGACATCTAAGGGTGGCAACACCGTACCGGCTAGACCATTCATGGAACCGGCACTAATGAAGGTAAAGCCGGCATTTGTAAAAGCACTAACAGTGGTGCTGAAGGGTAAGTAATGGCGTACGAACCGGCTGTAATCGAACAATGGATATATGAAACCCTGAGCGGGGATGCTACGCTCTTGGGCTTGCTTGCTCCTGACAACCAGCCTAACGGTTACCAGATGGGCATCTATAACACGGTAGCCCCGCAGAGCGACCCTATCAGCAGGAGACCCGTACAAGTGCCTTACGTGGTCTTTAGCAGAGCTGGTGCAAGCGGTGATGACGAGGATGCACTGTGCGGTAGCAGGGCTTTTACTTATCCTAACTACAGAATCACCGTGTGGGATACTGAAAGCGGGGCAATGAGTATGGCTAACATCCAAACCATCATGTCCCGGATTGATACACTTTTGGATAATCAAACGGTTACAAGCACAACCCCACGGCTCTATGTACGCAGGGTTTCAACGGATCAAACCTTTGCTTTATCTGATGGCGGCAGGACGGATTACGGGGTGACAGCGGTCTATCGCTGCTTGACCCAGCAGTAGGAGTAGACATATGGCATTTACAAAATCTTTCGGTTTGGTT